GTCAAATTGTTAATCGGGAAAGGCTTGCTGCTTACTCTCGGTACGGGAAAGCACACTTTAGACGATTCAGGCGTTAATTCAATGAACTTCACCACAGATTCACCTCAGGACGGATTGTTTCGTCACCAGTTACATAGTTCACAAAGTTTTGTCCTCTCATTCGACGCAGCGAACGCTCCCATTTTTTTTGATAGTAGGCAGCTAAGTCTGGCTTAAAGTGTTTTGCACCTATTTGAAGCAGCAAATTAGACAATGCGCCTTCTGAAATATCCTGACTCCACTGCTCCCAGAACTCAATTGGAATCTCGCAGGCAAAACGTGAAGGCGATACAGCCATTTCGACTTGAATTGCACCATCAATATCACTTACCGGGGCTGGGTCAAGTATGATGCTCGTACCAGCGTTAACGTAGAATGTGCCACTACCGCTCCATGATGTGCCGCAATTGTTTTGCAGCGTACCAGCATCACACGCCTTAACTGTAGGACATGATGTTTCGCATGGTTTATTGCAATCTGGTTGCTGGATAACGGGCGCTTTAGGACATGGGCGCTCTCTGGTAGGCTTGTAGCAAACACCATTAACTGACACCTGCTCAATTACCACTAAACTGTAGCCGTCTTGCAAAGGAATAGGATATTCGCTTACACCTGCTTGAGCATCTACAGCGTTAGATTGTTTGATTGACCTAGTACGCTTTGCCGCTTCGATAGCAGCTTGCAGGATAAAGTGTTCAGCCGCAGCGGTAGAAGCTGTTGAAGCTATGCTTAATACAGTAGGAAAAAATGCCGATAATGGTACAGTTTGCATATTGACATTTTTACATAATGACCACTAATTGCAAGCGTATCAGCCTCGTACAACCGCTAGGTCTTTGTCACCAACTTGCCCCAAATAATACCCACTACCATAGCGTGAATCAGCACGATAGCCAAGTCCCATCAAGTCCGTGTATCGCTTAAAGTGCGAATCCGCCCTAGCTTTTGAATACTCGCTTTCTTGCTCAGTGTTGTATAAAGCGTAAAGTGCATATTCTGCAATAGCAGTCCCATACTTACAAGGAAGTTCTTTGTCTTTGTCCGTGCTCCATGTGAAACAATCGGGACAACGCTGTACAACTACTTTGATTTTAGGCTTTAAACCGTCTGGAATAGGAGGCTGCACAAGCAACCTTTGCGGTGCGCGTGGGTCATGCGTGTAACTGCCAAGCTGCCATTTTGAGCATGTGTTGTCGCTTGTGTATTTTGCATTTTCACCAACGCATTTCTTATCTTTGAAAAAAGAAAATGCTCTGACTTCGCCTTCGTCAGCTATTTTTGCAACATTTCCATCAGTTTGTTTGCCGTCTTTGCCAATACAGATGGTACGAATATCACCAACAATAGCAGTTACGCCTGTAGGTAAGGTTTGTTCTGCTCCAGCTTTTAACTCAACCTCGATTGTTTCCGTGTACAAATCAGGACGCATTAAAGATATAGCTTGTACCGCCATGTTTAGTGCGTTTACCTTTTCGTCTAGCGGAAATGAAATATCCTCTCGGTCAACCGAAAGGATACGTAGCTTTTCAACCCACTGGCTTAATGTTTCACAGGACATGGGCTTCTCGATTCATTTTCCAGCGCATCATTTGGTCATACGCTATGTTTATGATTTCGTCAGGAACTGTAGGGTCTTGATTGTTTAGCCTGGTTGCATCAGAATCATGGATTTTTACACCGCCTTTTTCATAACCAAAACTGAGGACTTGCTTTGCGTAAGCTCGAATGCTAAATTTAGTTTCGTTACGCCACTTTTCCCAGTGCATTGCAAACTCTTTTAGCTTGACTTCTTTTTTGATGTAATCTTTTTGCTCTTCTGGTAAATCAATAGCGTCTAATCGGACACCTAAGATTCGTGCAATCTCTACATCCATTTGATTTTTCGTTAAGTAATCATCGAATGACTTAACTACAAACTGCGTCATTTCCTCTGGGAAATATGGCTGCTTATCAATTGCTGCAAAGTACCCGTCTCGCTCTTGAGTATTAAACACATACCAGTAAGCTTTTTTATGCTCTATTGGCATATCGTCGCTGTTAACGTATGGATTCATTACAAGTAATCCTTCATGTCTAAGTTAGCGCCCTCTTTAGCTGCTGCAACTATTTCAGATGCTAAGTTAATCCTATCTGCATTTACGCTGCCATTTGCACCAAATTCAGCTAATACATTTTTTAATGCTTCTGCATTGTCTTCTAAACTAGCTTGTCTAACCAAAACACCTAATGATTTGTTTGACTTTCGCCCTTCGATGACATCCATCACGTTTGTAAAGTGATGCAGCCTATTTGCTGGGTCATCAGTCACCATTTCGTCGGTGTAATAAGCAGCTACTTTTGAAAATCCTGAGCCATGAATAGCGTAAAAAACGCCTGTCCTGTCTCTATTAATTACATTAAATGTTCCAAACTCTTGCCCCTTTTCAACATCAATGTTTACGGAGTAACCGTATTTGAAGTTGTGGGCTAATTTGTGATTGTGGTCTTTTGCGTTAGCTTGCATGTTTAGTAGTGGTAAAAATACAGGGACGGGTCTTATACCGCCCCCATATCTTACCACTAACTTACATTAAACTTGCAATAGTCTTAGCTTAAACTGTACGCAAGCCGCCGTGAACCTCTACAGGAACGGTAACTTCGACGTTAATGCAAGACAATTTGCAGTTTCCACCGCAGCCGAGCTTCAACTGTGTACATGGAACACATACGCCAGAAGCAGGCTCTGCACCATCAACTGGGAGCGCGTCAAGAACTAAAGCCAAAACTTTATGTTCTGCACAAGGCTTGCCAGCAACAGTACCAAACACCTTACCAAAATAAGGCTCACCGCCGTTCAATGCTGTAATATCAACCCAAGCATCTACAGAAACCGCGCCATCAACAGCATCAAATGTCAATTCAGGTGCAGCAGCAGGGTTAGCTTCCAATGCAGCCAAATCAATGACTTCAAAGTGATACTTCAAGCCTGCGCAGCCGTGAATATTGCGGAATGACAAAGATTTTGCCAAGTGACCTGCATGAATTGGGAATAGAACCAATTTATCGCCAGCAGCGATATTTGCGCTATTCTCGTCACACCAGCAAGCCAAAGCCTTTTCTCCGCCAAAGTTCAACGCACGGAAATACTGATTAGCATTTTCGTTGTGCGCTGTATCTGGGCCACCCAAGTCGCAGCAACTAGGGTAATTTTGTGGATAGAACACGCCACCACAAGACATATTGCGGATTCGACCACCGCCAACTGCAAGGTTATATACTGTCATTTTATTTTCTCCTTAGATTGTGAAGTGACCGACTGCGATTGCTTCTTTATGCGTTACCGCCCAGCCATCACGAATCATTGTGGTATCAAACAAGTCCATGCCAGCACCATTGCGAACACCAGTTTCATTCAAAACCATACCCATTGCCGTGTCAAAGTATTTCTTCTTAATCCAAAGAATACGATAAATTGGCTTAGATGGTGTTGCACTTGTTTTTCCAACTTGGGTAATACAGTTACCTGCATACACATCCATTCCGCAACGTGCTGAAATAGAACCGCAGAACTTGCTATCCGTGTAGCTAGAAGTTCCGCCACTCAACTCAACATTTGTACCGTGTTGTGAATTTGCTAGTAAATACTTGAATGCTACTGGAGCAACAACTGCAATGTCAGATGCGCCTAAGCCCATTTCATCAATGACTTGTTGACCAGCCATGAGGTAATCCCATGCGTAAGTCTTTGTGCCATCATCAATTTTGCGTGACAATTCAACTGGATTAGCAAGTGTACCCAATGCGATGCCAGACATACCAGCGTTATTGCCTTGTGTACATGCAGATGCCAATGCAGGCAAGTTGCATGACATACGAGCATCAACGTCTTCTGCCAAAGCCAATTCGCCTTCGCGCATTACAGCCTTGTTTACTTCGTCAATCGTACATGAAACCAAGTTGTCCAGCTTGTTGCGCTTCATACGAGTGTAGTGGAAACCACCCAACTTGTACTCAACTTCGCAAGCAGTTGCAACGTCAGCGTTTAATGAACCATTGATTGCATAACCGTAGACGTTAGGACGACCAACAGTTAAGAATCGGCGTGGCGCTGCACATGATTTTGGGTCAGGCAACAAACGCTGAGAGGCTTTAGCCAATGGCAATTTTGTGAAAATTTGTTCACAATGGATGTTTTCGATAATGCCAGCGTAATCAAAACACTGTGCAGTAGCGGAATGGTCAGGATAACCTGATGCAAATGTAGTGGGTGAACCACCGTAACGGCTTGAATCTGCCATGATAAATTTCCTTAAAGTTTATGAATCGAGAGTGTTTGTCTGTCTCGCTCGCGTTTCAACTTCACGCAATTGCTGCAAAACTTGAGAACTTGGGTTCTGTTTGTTTAGCTCGGCTTCTCGCATAGATGTGATTTTTGCAAGCGAAAATCGTTTTGCCGGCTCGCTTGATTGAACTGTTGCCATGCTTTGCTTGGGCGCAGCCATGTGGTCGTAACCAGTAACAGGCTTTGTCTCACGCTGGAAATTTGCGGCAAATTTTCCAAGCATAGTTGCGGCTTTTTGTGGGTCTGACTTTTGCCAAAATGCCATAGCATCACGCCGTGACACACCTGCATCTGTTTCCCCTTCCAAGTAGTCTTGAAAAGCACTATCTGCGAGAATAGAATTGTTTACACCAGCCATAGAATTAACCATGCCCTGCTGTAACTGCGGTAGAACTCCGCCAATCTCGTTGAATCTGTCGCCGTACTTCTGGTCTAGTTGACCAAATCGTGACTCAAACTCTTGAGCTGCTTGCATACGCCCACGATTCGCTGCATTGTTAGCGACTTGCTCCAAAATTGGGCGCAAATCTCCGTACTGCTCTAACGCTTCTGGCGCAACGCCTGCAAATACATCTGGCATTTCAGGTCGTTGTGGTGCAACTTCCTGCCGTTGCTGTGCAAACTGTGGCATTACTTTTGATAATGCAGTCTCTACAGCACTTGCTACTAGACGTGCTTCGCGCTCTTCCTGCTCTCGCTTACGCTTTTCTTCTGCGCGAATTTGACCTTCACGGCGTTTATTCGCATCATTACCATTGCTTTGCGGCTGTTGTTCTTGAGCGCCTGATGTTAACTGGCTCTCTAAGCTGCTTGGCTCTGTACTTTGGTTTACTACTTGGCTTTCGCCATTCAAATCAATAACTTCCGACATTCATAGCTCCTTGCTGTGACGTTTCCGTGTGGGTGACGGGACGATGGACAAACACTTCTCGTAATTCTTTAAGCGCATAAATCGCACCGCAAGCACTAGCCTGAGAGCGAATCAACTGTTCACTAGAGACTATTCCCACAGTCTGTCTAGCGAGTTGAAGCAAATCAGATTCGTAGTCACGTTCGACTAACACCAAAAAATCGGAAAAGAGCTTACTTAGCTGAACACTAGACGAAACAGCTTCACGCAGACGCTTTTCAGCATCTTTGCGCTCTGTTGTAAGTTTCGTGTCAGCCATGTAAGGTATGTTAACCATACATTTAAGCTAGTCAAGCGTATCGAAGTCGTATCAAAAACGCAAAAAACGCAAGCCCCTTGCGCTTTTGTTGCGCCAAAGAATCTAGGTTTTATGCGGGTTGTAGCGGAGTTACCGCAAGCCCCTTGCGCTTTTCTGTGTTTGCGGCAGCCGCTTGCCAACCCTACTCCCCCTAAATGGGTGAGGGTGAGGGTGTAGGGGTAGAAGCTCGGTCAACTGAAAGTACCGAGCTAGTGTGGTGCAGGTGTACATTTATTTATGCAGATGTATTTGCATCTTTTAAGATTGCTGTTAGAATTATGTTGTTCGCTAAGAACACAATAATCGTCCATTAGTGTAAAATCAGGGTTCTTACTCTGCTCTAATCTAGTATCTGCCTCGCCTGCCAGCGGGGCATTTACATTTGTGGGGTAGTCTTTTTGCGCAGACGTAAAAAAACCAGCTAAAAAGCTGGCTATTTTCTAAGCTGTTTGGCAATCACATCATCACGCCACCGAATCCACGCCTACCGCCCTCTTGAATTTGGCGGTTAGTGGCAACATCACGGTCTAGTCCAGCGCCATATTTTAAGAAAGAAATAAGGTATTGAAGTCCATCCTGCAAGTGTGAAAACTCATTTTTATTTGCATCAGGTACTGCTTTGTAATGTTCTGTGCCACGTATTTTTTCACGGTTGTACTTCCCACGCAACCCCTCAATTAGCATTTTGCATGACTTATCCACCTTAACTAATCGGCGTATTAAGTAATGCTTCACTGCTCCTTGACGTTTTACAGGGTCATTCGTGTTTGAATGTACAGCTCGGAACTGTTTTTTCAGTAACATACGTTTGGTAGTTTGACCGCTTCTATCCCTTGCATCGTGCGGGTCAAGGATAATGGTCATGTTCTTGCGGTCATACCCGTACTCATTGATAAGCGGTACAAATACCTCGTCTAAAAAGTCCTCTACGGTCATTTCGCCAGCATACATTTCATGTAAGATAGCTAATCCGCCGTCACCCATTTGAGCTATTACCATCGCTGGATTAACGCCTGAATGGTCAAAGCCAACGTAAAAAGGCTTTGATTTGTTGGCTACTAGCTTTGTTTTGGCAATATGTAGGTCATCATCCCATTCTTCATAAACAGGCTTGCCAGCATAGCTATTGCCGTATCCACCCATAATGTCAATGGCAATTTTACGTAAACCGCCTGGCTGCTTAATCAAAGCTCGTGCAGGTGCAAGCCAATAGTTGTAACCGCTGGACTGCTTCTTAGCATAGTCTTTTGCTTCTGGGTTTGGCTCAAAATCTACAATGTTTCCGTCAACGTCTTTAATGTAAAGCAGTGGTGACGGATATTTATAGAATTTCCATGTGTCAGGTCGAGCGCCTTCTTTGTCAGCTTTGTACAGCCAATGGTCATCTGCTGGCGGGTTGTAGTCGGCTACGATAACCCGCTGCCCTTGATAACCTGTATCTAAGACATCACCATTAGCATCTCGCTTTGGCAGTGGATAGCGCCCTAATCGGTTAAAGGTCTCGTTAACAATCCATGCGCCTTCGTAAGTTTGCGTTTCGTTGATGTAAGCGCACGTAGCTTCAAATGACCTGAGTTTTGTATTGGCTTCGTCTAAAGAAGCTACACCTAAAAATATCCATGTGATATGAACTGTGCGCTCTACACCGTCTACTTCGCCTTTGAATGGTAAGTTCTCCACGACAATCGGATAAGCCATTTTGGTAAGGTCATCTGATACCTTTCCAAATAACTCTCTGAATGTTTGCAGTACGGTAGATTTAATCTTAGATTGGTCTTGACGAATGACAAGCGCCTTGGCTTTGCCGGGTGTCCCATCGTCATTTTCAGGGACAACTCGCAGGCAAAATCTAGCCAATTCAAACAAGCAACCTACTGATTTTCCTGTTCCGATTGGACCACCTAGAAACTTAACGTGGCTTTCTTGGTCACCCATAAAAGCGTCAATTGTTTCATCACCAAGAAAAACAAATCCATCACTCACTTAGTACCTTCTTTTTTGCTTGTTGGAACATTGCCGATGTTAATAGACTTACCGCCTGATGCTTTGCGCTTAGAGTTTGTTCTGTCACCAAATATGGCTGCATGTTCCCGCGCCAAGTTTAGTTTTTTTTCAATGGATGATTGTTCATTTTTATCTGCATCATCTAGTTGATTCTCTAAAAGGCTTGTGTGCGCTAAGTACCAGTCATCAATAAGCATACCTAGCTCTGCGTCAGGCAAGCTACGCAAGTAAGCAATCACTTCATTTATTGGAGTGTCTTGTACTTTTCCAAAGCCAGCACCAGCAAGTAGTTGTTTTTTTATTTCTGACATATTTTGTTTGGAAAGCTGTACAGGAATCGAACCTGTCTAAACGGATTTGCAATCCGATGCATAAGCCTCTCTGCCAACAGCTTGTTAATCTTCATCTGTTACTTCGTCACGAGTAACTTCATCGTAATCTGGTGGTTTTACACCAATACGTACATATTGAACCAAATAAATAATAGCCCAAATATGCTTTTGCAAGTCATCATCGTCAGGTAACTTAGCTGCCAACGATTCTGCGTGATATTGAATATTAAGAAGTTCTGTTTTGTTATCCAAAGCAATCCTAAGTTATTTGCGTGATTTTACATCAAAACCTTCTAGTAGCTAGATTTGCAGCTCTTGGATTTTTTGCAGCTTTTTCTTGTGCAACGTACATTTGGTGACTAAAGTCATCTGTTTCATACAAGCCGTTTTGCAGATTATTCACAATCTGGTCTATGTTTTCTTCAGTTATTCCTGTGCCTACAAAGTCCAAATAACTAACAGGCTCATTTTTTTCAACCATCTTGGTCAAAAGAATGTGCTCTAGTGTTCCTTCTTTCATCGCCATAAAATTTCTTTCTTGTAAAAATAGTTAACGAAAAACACCCCATGTTTTCACTGATTTGCCAATGAACAGCGTCAACAGAATATCTGCCATCAGTAAATTTTACAAAGCATTAGGGTAACTTTGCCACCGTAGCACTCAGCGTATTCCAGCAGAATTACTAGACTTAGCCAACTTGTACTCGGTTAAGGGGTCGTTTGAAATTATGGTTGAAGTGGACGCTGGTGTCCACTTGTTTTATTTACTTACGGTTTTTTGCATTATTTCTACCTTTGCCGTTAAATATCACCATTTTGACATTTCTTCAAGGTAAAAATTTCTTCTTTTAATCCAAGTCTCAACTTTTAAGATTTGTTCATCACTAAGTCTTTCTTGGGTAACTGGCACAATAAGCTGCCCCGTAATAGGAGGCATTTCTGGAAGTCGCGCCATCTCTGCCAGTAAAAATTCTTTACCATCAACTATTACAATGCGGACACTGATTCCGTCTCCAGCCTTTAAAATTGAAACGGCTGCACTTACTTTTTCCTTATCCCAATTATCTTTTAACCCAAAATATACAATGTATTCCATGAGCTCTCTCGGAGAAAGTAAGATTGAATCTTTATAGTGTTCCTCTATGTTAAATTTATTTTCCATAATTTTCCTTAAATGATTGAATTTGAACCTACTAAATTTCCATGAAGATTTTCTTAAATACCTCAAATCTTCTCGTTAACACTAGGACAATTTGACGGATTCTTTCTCTACCAACACCCAAGTTATCTCCAATGTTTTGTAGCGTACAGCCATCTAAAACAAAGCAGTTAAATATAAATGCCTGCCGTTTTGTCAAAGTTTCCGTAAATTTAACAAAATTTTCCTTACCTTCTTTTTTTAACATGGATTCGTATGG